TTCATGTAAGTGGATGTCCGGTTGTTTTTCGTCCAACCGTGGCCTCTGCGCTGCGCGAATTAGGTGAACAATTGGATAGAGTAAAGGAAGAAAAGGAGAAAGCTAATGGCTAAATGGAGTTTTTCCAATCCGACCTGGACGGCGACGGTAGTTGGTAACGGCGCCACCATGACCGCCAACGGAGCGTGCTTTGTGCTTGGTTCATCGACGCAGTTCATCAGGACTTACGAGGTGTACCTGGGTGGGCAAGCCACCGCGTCGGCGCCGATGATTATGGTTGTGGCGCGTGACTCGACGATTGCCGCGACCTCGATCACGCTCGGCACCAACGGCTCGTTGGCGCCATTGAGCGTGCATACTGCCGCGCTGGCGGCGCCACCGACACCAGGCTTTAGCGCCACCACCATGCCGCAGAGAAACGCCGCGTTTCACTTGCTGCAACTCTCGTTCAACGCTTTCGGCGGGATTGTGCGTTGGGTGGCCGCGCCAGGCGAAGAAATTTCGCAGTACGGCGTAGCGGTAAACGTGGGCGAGATTAGTTTGTCCGCTCATACGGGTTCGACGGCATCGACGGCGCTTGCGTCTCATATCGTAATCGAGCCGGACTGATGAACAATGAAGTCCCTTTCGTCGCAGGGGCGGCGCCATCATCCCCAACTAATTTGATTATCAAAGCACAGTAGGAGGGCACATGGCATTCACATATTTACCACACGATCCAAGTAAGTCTCGTTCGATTCGGCTCAATAACATCATGGGAAATCTAAATTCGGCTCTTTACGGAACCGATGGACTAAACAACGAAATCGCCAACATGCAATTGATGATTGATGGCGATGGTTCTGCTGATGCGCACTATGCCGAAATTAGAATTCAATACGGCTTTCCGACTGATACGATTGCGCATGAAGCATTCAACGAACTGTTATCCGTGCAAAGCAAACTCGATACTGATTCAAGTGTCAGCAACGTCAAGGCGGCGATTTTACAGGCGTTCAACAAATTAAGATAAACTATGGCTTTGACTGACAATCTAATATCGTTTTTTGAGTTTGAGTCTGGTGCCATTCTTGTTGATGCTGTGGGTGCGGCAAACAATTTGACAGACGTTAATACTGTAACATCCGTAACCGGCAAGGTAGGTAATGGATCACATTTTGTATCTTCAAGTTCTCAAACTCTAAAACATGCCAGTAATACCAGCCTACAGATGGGTGACATTGATTTTAGTATCGCACTGTGGATCAAAATCGTTTCAGCGGGCGGCGGTGTGCAGCAATGTTTTGTGTCGAAATGGAATGGCGCAACTGACAATCGTGAATATATGGTAGAGATAAACGATACCACTGTCGCTAAGGCAGAATTTAGAGTTTCTAACAATGGCGTGGCAGTGAAAACCGCTGTTACAACGGCGAGTATTAGCAGCGGCACTTATGGTTTTGTTGTCGCTTATCACGATAGCGTAAACAATCTGATTGGGGTGTCATTGAACGGAGCGGCGGCGCAAACTGCGTCACACACAACCGGCGTATTAGCTGGATCAGCGGAATTTCGCGTTGGTTCGCTTGGTACTGATGCAGCTTTCTTAAACGGCGATTTGGATCAGGTAGGGATTTGGAAACGGGTTCTTTCTTCGGCTGAGATTACGACTCTTTATAACAGTGGCAATGGCCTGTCCTATGCTGCTATGGGAGTTGTGTCTCTGCCATTACCTTTATCTACGATGTCATGGTTCTAAGATGCCATTCAACTCTTACCGACCGCCACCGAAAAGATACAACCAGGCCAATGAAATTGGATGGGTCCAGAATCTTTTAGGTAAAACATACGGCGCTCCAGGCGTTCAAGTTAGGCGTATTCCCCTAGTCACCAAAATTATTGCTACGTCGGCGATGGCGGCGATCCTTGCCCAGCCCATCCCGAATCTCAATGCGACAACCCTTAAACCCGCAGTTGCTCATTCACTTAACCTTGAAGCGGGATCGTATGCGATAACCGGCGCTGATCTCACCTCGTTAGCCGCTCGCAGCCTGAATCTCGAAGCTGGCACTTACGCCACTACGGGCGCCGATCTCACACCGCTGGCTGCTCGGTCGCTAAACCTCGAAGCCGGCAGTTACGCCCTAACTGGTGCCGACTTAACGACCGTCTACGTTCCCGTAACACTGGCGCCATTCGCCAAAACCGACTGGCCTAATCCAAACCCTCGACCGTTAAACTTTGCGGCTTACGGCTACACGGTACGACTGCCGGAAAAACAGAAGCCGTTTCTACAACACGACTGGCCTAACCCGTACTCGAAGATTCGCATTGCCTATCGTCCACCGACGATGTTTAGGCCGGATAAGCCGGCAATCAACGCTTACTCGCTCGACCTTGAAGCGGGGAGTTATGTTCTTAGTGGCGCGGAAGCCACACTGGATCACAGCGGCACGCCGACCGCCTACGATCTCAACCTTGAGGCTGGCACCTACGTTGTCACTGGAGCTGACTTAACGACGCTGGCGGCTAGGACGCTTGAATTAGAGGCTGGCAGTTACACCGTCACCGGCACAGTCTTAACGCCTATAGCGGGCCGGACGCTTGACTTGGAAGCCGGCACTTATGCCATTACCGGAGCCGATTTAACGGCTTTGGTAGGTCGCGCTCTCAACCTTGAACCTGGCACTTACACCATCACCGGCGCTGACGCCATCTTGCAGGGACCGTTCGCCATATCCGACGGCGATGAAGTTGAAGTCTTAATAGCGCCGAATGGCATTGCCTGCACGGTGCTTACCGACAGCGGCACCACGGTCAAGGTTGTCATTTCCAGTGCAAAGCAAATCCATGTTCTAACCACCGGCGGCGCACCGATTAAGGTAATTATATGAGCACAGACACCGACCTAGCTAATCAGGCCCTGGCACTTATCGGACAAGACTCCGTGCCGTCGCTGCTGACCTCATTAAACAACAAGACGGTGGTGGCAATCAACGCGCACTTGGCAAATACCAAGGAGCAAGTCCTAAGAATGCGCGACTGGAATTGTGCGCGGCGCCGGGCGACCTTATCGCTTACCGCCAACAACGAAAGCCTCGGGGAGTGGACCTACGCCTACCGCACACCATCGGACTGCCTAGCGGTGCGCCGGCTTATCTGTTTCCCGTATACTAATCAGCGCCATGTCTTTTCCTGGGAAGTGGACAGCGAAGGCAAGCGCGTTCTGTACTGCCACTTGGAGAACGCCGCCATTATCTACCAAGCCAACATTACCGACGTGAATAGGTGGGACCGGCTGCTATTCAATGCGTGCGCGGCGCTTCTAGCGTCACGGCTTGCCGCCTCATTCGGCAAGGACGTGAAACTAGCCGAGAAGTTCCTGATGGACGCCTACCGTGAGTTTGATGAAGCCGTGGGCGTGGACGAGGGCGAAGGGAACCGCGAGATAGAGGTATCGACTGACTTTATCGACGTGCGGAATGGTGGTTATGGCAATTACTGATGGCGTTCAATGTCTCCAGAATTAACTTTGCGCTCAATGTCGGCGAAGTCTCCCCGCGTTTCGAGGCACGCCAGGACAAGACCGAGAAGTATTCGTCGGCTTGCCGTATCCTTCGAAACTGGCTCCCCGTTACCATGGGCGGTGTCAAGCGGCGTGAAGGGTTTGCCTATAGCGCCAAGGCTAAATATAGCGGGCTGGAGAATGCCGATGTCAGGCTGATAGACTTCCGCTTCTCGTCAACTCAAGCTTACATGCTTGAGTTCGGCGACTTCTATGTGCGATTCTTCAAAGACGGCGTTCCGCTCATGGACCCGGTTAACCCGGCAATTCCCCATGAGCTAGTGACCCCGTTCGGCATTGCCGACCTGGACCTTATCAAGATAGGCAGCTTTCAAAGCGCCGATGTCATGTATCTCTGCACCGGCATTTACCCGGTGCAGAAGCTCGCCAGAATAGCGGTCTCGCCTGATGAGTTCACTTTAAGCGCGGTATCGTTTAACCCGCCGGCAACCAGTCTCGACTCGCCTACCGGCACCGAACTTAACAGCGCCACCTTGACGCTCTCGGCTGTAACCGGCGACGGTATCACCATCACGGCGGCTAACGCATGTTGGCTTAACGGCGATGTTGGGCGCACACTGGTAAGCGCCGCCGGCAGGGCTGTCATTACCGCCTTTACTTCCGCCAATATCCTCGTCGCCGATGTTGTCAGCGACTTTATCGGCACGTCGATAGCCCAGGACGAATGGCACTTCGAGGGCTTTGGCGCCATAGCCGTAGACCCTACCAATCGGCTTGCCGGGCAAGGCGTGGGACTAGACGCCGGCGCTAACATTTTCCGTCCGTCCGATGTCAACAAGTACATGACGATATACGGCGGGCTGATAAAGCTCACCGCCTATATCAATGGCGCCAAGATGAACGGCGTCATCCTGAATACGCTTATTGACGTGCCTAACGATCCGGCCAGCGGCTTACCGTATGGCGACCCGCCAAGCACGACGGTATGGGGCATCGAGGTCGAAGCATGGAGCGACGTGCTCGGTTATCCGGTGTGCGGCTGCTTCTTCCAGTCGCGTATGTGGCTGTGCAAGGGACAGACTATCAACGGCAGCGTAAGCGGCGACTTCGAGAACTTCTCAAAGGGCGCCAATGCCGACGATGCTATCCAGCGCACCATTGACGAC